CCTGAAGGCCCTAAGGGTGCTACGGGCCCTAAGGGTGATGTAGGCCCGGCTGGTCCTACTGGCCCAAAAGGTGACTCTGGTTCATCTAAGTGGGATGATGTTACTGGTAAGCCGTCTAAGTTCCCGCCCGAGGACCACAAGCACACGTCCAACGACATTACGGATTCAGTGTCCTATTTTGGTTCCCCTGGTTTCGCGAACCGAGTGGTTAAAACCAACATGTCTGGACACCTTCATGACGCAAACGACCCGACAGAGGATAACCAGCTGACGCGCAAAGGCTACGTGGACTCGGTTGTTTCAGCTGCGGGGAAATCTGGTCAACTGTTTTACGGTTACTGGAATACCGTAGGTAAAGAGAACTGCCTCTTTATCGCCACTCCCCGCATGATGGGCAAGGTTAATTTCAAGTCTGTGTTTAGTGGCGAAGGTCGTGCGCTGATTATGCCGGTCGTGTATGACAATAACGGCTCTATAATCCACGACACTGTTGATACTTGGGGTAGAACTAGCGCCTATCATTTTGGCCCATTCCAGTATGGGCAAGGTACGACTGAGAGTACGATAACGCTACCTGCCGAGGCCTATATTGACGGTATTGTCATTGGTGGTTGGGATAGAGACGTTGCGCTTCGTAGTTTAGAGTTCACGGCGGAGCGGGTGGCCCCAGTACAAACGACTCCAGCGGAATACAATGCCGTGGAAGGCTATGCGTTGCGAGGGTCTAGCGACATGGCCGGGCGACTAATACATGCGGATGGTAATGGTCGGTTGACTGTTCACGATTCGATGTATTCCGGTACCTCCGATGCTGTTGTGAACAAGCGCTACGTCGATTCGGTTGGTGATGCTAAGGCTGATAAGAGCCATAAGCATAAGATGGCGGATATTAGTGACTTGCCGGAGATTGCCAATGGTTCAACCTCCAACTCGCTTGTGCAGCGGGATAAGAACGGAATTTTTTACGCAGAAGCGCCTAAGTATAAAGGGCATGTTGCCAATAAGGGATACGTTGATTCTCGTATCCAGGTGGTTTCTTCGCTGCCGTCTAGTCCCGAGTCCGATGTTCTCTACGTGATTGCGGAGTAGGTATGTCGGTTTATATCGGAAGTAAGAAAGTTAAAGAGCTGTACTACGGCGGTAAGAAAATCAAGGAAGCCTGGTACGGCGGTAAGAAGGTCTTCTCGTCTAGTGCTCCTTTGTGGGTGCAGGGTAGGTATTACAACAAGGGTGACCAGGTAACCGTCGATATTTACGGCGACATTTACAGGTACACCGCTTCGTCTGCTCACTATTCCGTAGAGGCCAATAAACCATTTTTCGGTTATACGGAGAGCGACTATTGGAGCTCTCCTACTAAAGTTAATTAAAGAGGGGTGTTTGATTTGGGGGTTAAACCTAATCCTAATTGGCGGGGAGACCCGGTGTTTTTGCCCGAGGTTCTTCGGGCGTTTGGTGTAAAAACCGTTGAGGCTCCTTCGTGGAAGGAGTACGGCCACGGTGATTTCGGAGCTATCCAGGGTGTGTTCGCGCACCATATCGGTAGTAATCGTTATCACTGGTCTAATATCCAGCAACACCCGTCGCTTGGCCTGTGTTCTCAGGTTCATCTGAGCCGCGAGGGTGTAGCTACGGTTGTTGGTGCTGGTATTGCTTGGCACGCTGGTAAAGGTTGGTATCGTAATTGGCCGACAAACGACGCTAACCGAGTGGCAATCGGTATCGAGGCTGAGTCTGATGGTGTTTCTGCTTGGCCTGCTGCTGAGTTAGACGCTTATTACCGTTGCTGTGCTGCTATTTTGTGGTTCCTTGGTAAGAGGGCCACTACGAATACGTTGCTGGGCCACCATGAGTATTCTGGTGCCGCTCAGGGTAAGTGGGACCCTGGTGCTGGTAATGGCCGTGTAGGCAACGTTATAGATATGAACGAGTTTCGTCGCAAGGTTAATCATTATATTGATAATCCTCCGTTTGCGGCGAAGCAGGTTGTGAAGAGGGAGTCTGAAGTGGCGTTTGATGAGATTAAGCGCAAGTTTTCTTCTCGTGTTGCGGGCTCTAAGTTTACGGGTCGCCCGATTGATTTCTTGCTAAACGCTGATGCTCATGCGTTTGTTTCTCGAGCTAATACCGAGAAGCTTTTGGAAGAGGTTCGTGAGCTTCGTAAGGAGGTTAAGGCTAATGGCGCTGGACAATAATTCTGCTGCACTAGATGTTACTGGTGCTTATATTCATTCTCAGTTTGCTAAGCAGTCTTGGTATAAGGAGAATGCGAACTTTATTACTACGCTGGGTGGTCTGTTGGCTACTGTTGTGGCGTGGGCGGCTTCTCAGCCGTTTGCTGATGCTGCCTGGATTCAGGTTTTGATTCTGGTAGCTGGTTTTGTTCTTACCACTCTGGGTGTGAAGGTTACTCCGAATGGTATTTCTAAGTCGCAGATTCGTAAAGTGTCGAATGCCCAGGCTGCGCATGTTGATTCTACCCCGTTGGTTGTGAATCAAGGCGGTGGTGATGTTGTTGAAGACAACGGTGTTGACCTTGAGGCTATGACTGCGGAGTATAACCAGAATCGTCCTTGATGACTAGGGAAGGCACTGCCTTTGCCTGGGTTTTGAATCTGCTTCTCTTCGCTCGCGGCCTTGATTACGTGACTGGTAATCCTTTTGATATGGGCCGCATATGGGGCGAGAGCGTCGGTATGCCTATTTACTGGGGCACTGCTTGTATCGTGACGAGTGTACTGGTCACAGTTGCCTTGCTTCGTAAGAAGTTTGAGGCGTTGCAGTTTTTTGCCCTGGTTGCGTTTGGCATAAACGTCATGTTCGCGGTTCAGTCGGCTGATTATAGGATGCTGCCTGTGCCGTGGCCTCCGGAGGATTTTCGCCTGTTAGGTGACCATGTTGGTCACGCGGCTATGTGGTTGATTCTCGCTGTTGCCCTCTGGTGGAGGGAGGGGATTAACCGCCGCCGTAACGAGATTCTTGAGGAGGCAGAGCAGTGACTCCTGAAGGTGTTTGGCAGTGGTTGACTCAGGCTTCTCCTACTCAGTTTTTTCTGGGTGTTCTTGTTCTTGTTCTGGGCTCGAACAAGATTTTGTCTGAGAAGAACGTTTCTGAGTCTTTCGGGGGTATTTTACTTCCGCTAAAGTTTTTGCGCCGTAGGCGCGAGCAGGCTGCTCAGGATGAAGCTAGTGAGCTCGAGCAGCTTCGCCTAGAGGTGGCTAGGCAGAGTGGTCTTCTTATGAAGTATCACCGTTGGTCTGTGCGTACTACCGAGTATATGCACAGGCTGGATTTGTGGGCGGCTGAGAAGGGTTTGCATCTTCCTAAGCCGCCTTTTGTACATTGGACCGAGTTTGAGAGGGGAGAGGAGGAGGATGACGATTAATCAGTCTCATATTATTGGCCCTACGTGGCAGAGGGACGATGATGGTTATTTTATCCTCCCCAAGTACTCTCTTGGCTGGGGAGTTATTAACTGGCTTTACCAGTATGTGTTAACCCCTGGCGGTCCTAATGCTGGTCAACCGTTTATGCCGACTATGGAACAGGCTAGGTTCCTGGTGTGGTGGTACGCGGTTGATGAGAACGGACGTTGGTTGTATCGTTCTGGTACTCTTCGCCGCCTCAAGGGTTGGGGTAAGGACCCGTTGGCTGGCGCTATGTCGTTGGCTGAGCTCTGCGGCCCTGTTGAGTTTTCGCATTTTGATGAGCAGGGTAATGCTGTTGGTAAGCCTAAGTACGACCCTTGGGTTCAGATTGCTGCGGTTTCTCAGGACCAGACTCGTAACACGTTCACTTTGTTCCCTGCTTTGATTTCTGACAAGCTGAAGGAAGAGTACGGCCTCGAGATGCACAAGACCCTCATTTACGATGGTCGCGGTAAGATGATTGAGGGTGTTACTAGCTCTCCTCTTGCTCTCGAGGGTAAGCGTCCTACTTTCGTTCTGATGAACGAGACTCAATGGTGGATTGAGCAGAACGACGGTAAGGCTATGGCAGACGTTATCGACGGTAACGTTACTAAGTCTGCGTATGGTTCTTGTCGTTCGTTGAGTATTTGTAACGCTCATATTCCTGGGCAGGATTCAGTTGGCGAGGCTGCTTGGGAAATGTATCTAAAGGTTGCCGCTGGGCAGGCTATGGATACTAACATTTTGTACGATGCTCTGGAGGCTCCGGCTGATACCCCGGTGGGTGAGATTCCTGCGTTGTCTGAGGACCCTGAGGGGTTCGAGGAGGGTATCGAGAAGCTTAAGGCTGGCCTTCTTGAGGCTCGTGGTGATGCTACGTGGCTTGATGTTGACCTGATTGTTTCTTCGATTCTGGATATTCGTAATCCGGTTTCGGAGTCTAGGCGTAAATTCTTGAATCAGGTTAACGCTGCTGAGGATTCGTGGATTGCTCCCTCTGAATGGGATGCTAATACTCAGCGTGTCCGTCTTGAGCCTGGCGATAAGATTACGCTCGGGTTCGACGGTTCTAAGTCGAATGACCATACGGCTCTTGCGGCTTGTCGTATCGAGGATGGTGCGGTGTTCTTGCTGCGTACCTGGGACCCTGAGAAGTGTCCTGGCGGTGAGATTCCACGCGAGGATGTAGATGCTGCTGTTCGTTCTGCTTTTGAGCGGTACAAGGTGGTTGGTTTCCGCGCCGATGTTCACGAGTTCGAGTCGTATGTTGACGAGTGGGGTCGTGATTTTAAGCGCAAGCTAAAGGTTAAGGCTTCGCCGGGTAACCCGGTTGCGTTTGATATGCGAGGCCAGCGCAAGCGCTTTGCACTGGATTGCGAGCGTTTCCTGGATGCTGTCATCGAGGGTGAGATGTGCCACTCGGGAGACCCTAAGCTTCGTTGGTATGTGTTGAATGCGCATAGGCATCCTACTAATTATGACGCTATCAGTATTCGTAAGGAATCTAAGGATTCTTCTAGGAAGATTGATGCGGCTATCTGTGCTGTTCTAGCGTTTGGCGCTAGGCAGGATTACATGTTGTCTAAGAATTATCGTGGAAACGGTAAGGGAGGTGTGATTGTTTAATGGCTGTTGAGCAGGTCGATATTGCGATTGATGATGCGATTGAGGCTTTTGAGGGCTCTCAGGATGGGTTCTCGGATTCTGAGGCTTATTACAACGGCGAGGCTCGAGACCTTGCTATTGGTATTGCTACACCTCCTCAGCTTCGTGTGCTTCTTGCACAGGTTGGTGTCCCGAGGATTTACGTGAATGCGATTGCTGAGCGTCTTGTTATCGAGGGTTTCCGTATCGGAGACGCTGGTGAGACCGACGAGGAGCTGTGGTCTTGGTTTAGGGCTAATCGCCTGGATGTTCAGTCGTATCAGGCGTTTAGGGACGCTTTGATTTATGGTCGTTGTTATATCACGATTGCGGCTAACGGGGATGAGGATTCTGATTCTGAGAATCCTATGCTGGTTCCGGATGTTCCGATTATTCAGGTTGAGTCGCCTAAGTCATTGTATGCTGAGATTAATCCTCGTACTCGTGATGTTGAGTGGGCTATTCGTGTTGTTCGTGACTCGAACGGCGATAATGTTGCGGCTACGATGTATTATCCGGACCGTACCGAGATTTACATAGCAGACGAGGGTGAGCTTAAGCTCGAGGATACGATTAATCACGGGCTTGGTATTGTGCCTGTGGTTCCGATGGTTAATCCTAGCCGTCTTGGTGATTTGAACGGCGAGTCGATTATTACTCCGGAGATTCGTTCGGTTACGGACGCTATGAGTCGTGCGATGATGAATATGCAGACTACTTCGGAGCTTATGGCTACCCCGCAGCGTATCATCTTTGGTTCTTCGGTTGATGAAATCAACGGCGATAGCCTGACTGGTCTTGAGCTTTATGCTTCTTCGTATATTGCGATTGAGGACCCTCAGGGTAAGGCTATGCAGTTGCCAGCTGCTGAGCTCCGTAACTATACGGATGCTATTAGCCATATGCTGAAGATGGCTGCGGCTTACACTGGTTTGCCTCCTCAGTATCTGAGCTTTACCAATGATAATCCTGCTAGTGCTGAGGCTATTAGGTCTTCTGAGTCGCGCCTGGTGCGGACTTGTGAGGCGCTTGCGGGTGTGTTTGGTGATGCTTGGGAACAGGCTATGCGTATTGCATTGCTGGTTCAGGGTAGTCAGTTGACTCTTGACCATTTCCGTATGGAAGCTGTGTGGCGAGACCCGGCTACTCCTACGTATCAGGCTAAGGCTGATGCGGCTCAGAAGCTTTACGCTGGCGGTAGCGGTGTTATTCCTAAGGAGCAGGCCCGTATTGATATGGGTTACACTCCGGAGCAGCGTAAGCAGATGGAGGAGTGGGATAATGAGACTCCTGCTGCTCAGATGGCTGCTGCCTATGGTTCGTCTAACCCCTTTGAAAAGGAGGAGGTTGTAGATGAAGCTGGAGACGATGGAGCAGGAGATAGCGAAGACAACCCGGCCAACGATTAAGGCGGTTGAGCTGATTCTTAGCCCGTATTCGGGTACTAAGATTTCTGCTTCGCTATGGGTTAGTCTTATGCGTTTGTTGTTTCTAGAGGTTGAGCCTGCTTCTGTGAAGGCTGGCGATATTGCTAGGAATTTTTATGACGCTGAGCGGTCTCGAGTGTTTCCTGATGCTCCTCGCAACGATGTTTACCGTGCTACGTTGACGTTTGAGCAGTTCTTAGACGATATGCAGGACGTTTACCCTCTGTTTGCTCGTAAGTATTCGGTTCCAGAGGATATTCACCGCGCCGCATTGCGGGCTACTCGTTCGATTGAGAATACTGCTCGTTGGACGGTGATTAACGCGGTTAATGCTCCAGACCCTTACCTGGATGATGGTCCTAGTGTGACTTTTGAGGAGTCTGAGGACGAGTTCGAGGTTACTTACGCTACCGAGGAGGAGCGTAACGAGGAGCGAAAGCGCAAGGGTATCAGGACCTGGGCCCGGGTGGCTACGGGTGCTGAGACCTGTGGCTGGTGTATCATGCTGTGCTCTCGTGGCCCTGTGTATGGCTCAGCTGAGAAGGCTGGTTCTATCAGGGCTTGGCACGACGGGTGCGATTGTAAGGTTGTGCCTGTTTTCGATACCCAGAATTGGAAGGGCCGTGAGCGTTTTCTTGCTGCGGACCGTATGTATCGCAGAGTTGCTGATGATTATGACCTCAGAGGCAAGGATGTGATTAACGCTATGCGCCGGGCGGCTAACCGGGGCGATTTTAAGAAGTTCCTCTCAGAAGTTGAGAGTGGATAAGTTTTCTAATGCCCTCCAGGTGGGGGCATCTTTTATACCCAGGAGGTAGTTATGGCCGAGAATAATACCCAGAACGAGAATGCAACCACTGCTGAGAAGCAAACCGAGGATGTTTTGCCACAGTGGGCTCGTGATGAGATTACTAAGGCTAATAATCAGGCGGCTAAGTACCGGACTGAGAAGAATGATGCTGTTGAGGCAGCTAAGAAGGAAGTTTCTGATTCTTTCTCCCAGAAGATTAGTGAGCTAGAGGCTCAGATTGAGCAGGAGAAGGGTGAGGCTGGCTCTGCCCGTACCGAGGTTGACCGTATTAAGGCTGCTCTTGGTGTTGGTATTGAACAGTCTAAGGTTCTTTCTTTTGCTGAGCTCCTGAAGGGTGATACTCCTGATGAGCTTGCTTCTCATGCTGAGGAGCTAAAGGGGCTGTTTACAACCGAGGATTCTCAGAAGTCTACTCGTAAGGCTACTGACCCGTCTCAGGGCACCGGCAATACTACGCCGCTGAATGGTGACCCCCTACTGAATGCACTGATGAGTGCTGTAAATCGATAAGGAGATTTTGAATGGCTATTGATACTACTAAGTATGCTTCTACTTCTGATTTTTCTGGCTTTCTGAAGCCGGAGCAGGCGGCTCCGATTTTCGAGGAGATGACTCGCCGCTCTCTGGTTCAGCCGCTGGCGAAGAAGATTGAGATGGGCCCAACCGGAGTTACTGTCCCGTTCTGGGATGGCGATGTTTCCGCTAACTGGGTTGATGAAGGTGGTAAGAAGCCGCTTGCTAAGGGTGGTTTCGACCAGTTCTCTGTCGCTCCGAAGAAGATTGCTGCTATCTTCGCTATGTCTGCCGAGGTTGTTCGTGCTAACCCGCTGAACTACATTAACATCATGCGCGAGAAGGTCGCTGAGGCTTTCGCTGTAGCGTTCGATAACGCGGTTCTGCACGGTACTAACACCCCGTTCGGTGCTTACGTTGACCAGTCCACCAAGGAAGTAGCACTGGGCGATAACGCTTACGCTGCTACTAACAACGCACTGTCCCTCCTGGTTAAGGATGGTAAGCGCTTCACTGGTGGCCTGTTGGATAACATCGCTGAGCCGATTATCAATGATTCTGTCGATAAGAATGGCCGTCCGCTGTTTATCGAGCCGACCTACACTGACACTAACTCCCTTACCCGCACTGGTCGTATCATTGGCCGTCCGGTTACTATCGCGGAGCAGGTTGTTCCTTACAAGGATGGTAAGCCTACCGAGGGTGTTCTTGGCTACTACGGCGATTTCGATAAGATTCTGTGGGGCCAGATTGGCGGTATCAGCTACGACGTTTCCGACCAGGCTACCTTGGACCTGTCTGCTGCACAGGATGGTTCTGGCCTGACTTCTCTGTGGCAGCACAACTTGGTTGCTGTTCGTTGCGAGGCTGAGTTTGCGGCTCTGGTTCGTGACCCTGAGGCTTTCGTCAAGATTAAGGAGTCTGGCGAAGCTGCTGCTTCTGAGCCTGCCGCTGCTGGTGGTGAGGCTTAATGAAACTCGTATCCGTTACTAACGGTGGCGAGGTTGATGTTACCGAGGAGTTTGGTAAGCGTCTAATCGCTACCGGCCAGTTTGTGGAGCCTGCTGCTCCTAAGAAGAAGCCTGCTAATACTCGCCGTAAGGCTCGTACTAAGAAGGAGTCCTAGACTTGAGTTACGCTACCTTCCAGGATGTTGAGGACCGTTTTTTCCGGACTTTGACTGAGGAGGAGCGTCCTCTTGTTGAGGCACGTATCCGGGACGTTGAGAACAAGATTCGTATGCGTATCCCGGACCTGGATGAGCGGGTTATTGAGAATCCGCTCCTAGGGGAGATTGTTGGGCGTATTTGTGCGGATGCTGTTATTCGCCTTGTTCGTAACCCCGAGGGTTATGTTCAGGAGACTGATGGCAATTACACTTATATGCTTGCTCAGGCTCATGCGGATGGTCGTTTGTCCATCCTTCCTGATGAGTGGGAGGACCTTGGTGTTCGCAAGGGTGTCGCTGTTTTCCATGTGATTCCTAGGCTCCCTGATTCTCTTCGAGGGGGTATTACTGATGAGTCTTTTAGACCGTGGTAATGCGGACATTCTGCTTTATCCCGAAGAGGTTGTTATCTCTAGGGATGGTAATAAGCAGACTAGGGCTTCTAAGACCCCTGTGAAGATGCGAGTGTGGCTCGCCCCTATTGGACAGTCTGGTACTTCTGCTCGTCGTGCGGAGCAGGACCTTGAGGGTTTCGAGACCGAGCGTGTTATGCGTATGAGGCTGCTTCGCAAGGACCAGGGTACAAGGATTGGTGCTCAGGCCAAGATTGAGTGGCAGGGGGAGAGGTGGTCTGTGTTTGGCGATGTTACTCCTTACATGGGCTCTCCTCGTACTGCTCACCATGATTACACTCTTAGGAGGGCTTAGTATGGCTAAGATGCACTGGAAGTATGAGGCTCGCCCTAAGAATGACCAGCTTTATCGTATTCTGGTTAGGTTTCCCGGTGTTGGTCGTGCGACTAAGCGGGAGGCGAATAAGATGGCTACGGTCTCTAGGGCTGTGCTTGCTGGGCACCATGCTAATAACGCTAAGGACCCTCGCCCTGATTCTCGTATCGAGGTTGAGCAGGGTACTCGCGGGGTTGATGCGTTTGTGAAGCTTGTGGACCCCGATGAAGGCGCTTTCCAGATTGAGCATGAGACCTATGCTCTTAGGGCGGGGATGATTACGTGAGTAGTGATTATTTCCCGCGTGTCCAGGAGATTGTGATTCCGATTCTTCGGGATGCTCTTCCTGATGATGTTACGGTTACCAGTTGGGTTCCCGATATTGACTATCGAGATTATCCGATTGTTAACGTCCGCCGTCTAGGCGGGCCTCGTGGTTCTACTATTCCTTCGCTTATGGACCGTCCGGTTATTGAGATGACCGCATACCATGAGGACGGTATTGAGGCTGCGGAGGAGGTTTACATTCGTGCTCTTGATGCGCTGTATGAGGCGTGTAAGGAGCAGCGAGTGGTTGACAGAGGGTATCTATCGTTTGTTCGTGAAACGATGGGTGCTACCCAGTTCTCCTCGCTTTTCCAAGACACCTGGAGAATCCAGGGTCTAATTCAGCTCGGCATTAGGCCGACAAGAAAGGATTAATATGGCGTTTAACGATAATGCTGTTTTTACCGCTGCTACCGGCTATGTTTACACCGCCCCGGTTGGCACTGCTGCTCCTACTCCGAAGCAGCTGACTAACTTCAACCCAGAGTCTTTCGGCGCTCATACTTACACTCTGGCTCCTTCTGAGCCGTTCACCCCGAGTGTTAAGGGTTCTGCGGTTGCTGAGCCGTTGAAGCAGGACGCTTCTGCTGCCGAGGTTCAGGCTGCTCTCGAGAAGCTGAAGACTGTTGGCACTGGTGGTGCTCTGGTTTCCGGTAACGCTACCGACGGTTTCACTGTTGCTTTCATCGGTGACAACTACGGTAAGGAAGTTGATTTCTCTGCTACCGGCGCTGAGGTTGCTGAACTCGATAAGCCGGTTGGCTGGGAGCCGATTGGTCACACCGGCCAGGAGGATTTGCCTGAGTTCGGTTACGACGGTGGCGACACTGAGACCAAGGGTTCTTGGCAGAAGAAGAACCTGAAGGAAGTTACTTCCGAAGCCCCGGTTGACTATGTAACCGTTAAGGCACTTCAGTTCGACCCGCAGACTCTGGAGCTCTACTACGGTAAGAATGCTTCCGATGTCGAAGGTGTGTTCGGTATCGACGACCCGGCACAGGGTGGCGCTGAGCGCGCTGTTCTGATTGTGCTGGTTGATGGTGCTTTCAAGATTGCATTCTCTGCCGCTAAGGCATCTGTTCGTCGTGACGAGTCTATCGAGCTTTCTAACGAGGATTTCGCACAGCTTCCGCTGCGCGCAACGTTTATTAAGCACCCAGGCCGTCACCTGTACGAGTGGACTGCTCCGGCTCCTGCTGCCTAGTCAGTAGTTAATGGCCCAGGGAGTTTTTGGTAGGTCGCTCCCTGGGCTATGCCCAGACCTACCTTTTGCAAGTTTTTAGCCAACATCTGAATAGGAGACTTACCAATGGCTACTTTTACTCTAACCGACCTCCAGAACGAGGTTTCTAAGAAATACGCTCCCACTGTTATGAAGAACGATGGTGTGGAGTATGTTCTTCCTAATCTGCTCCAGCTTGACGCTAAGGCCCGTGATAAGGCTTTGAAGAAGATTGAGTCTATGGAGGGTGACGAGAATGATTCCCTCGAGTTCCAGCTTACCCAGGCTAAGGGTGTGCTCCAGGATGTTACCAAGGATGGTAAGGGTAAAGAGCTCGTTGGTTTGCTTGGTGACAACCCAGCTATGATTCTTGAGCTGATTGAGGCCTGGATGGAGGGTACTCAGCCGGGGGAAGCCAAGCAGTCCTCCGAATAATGGAGGAGTGTGGAGCATCGGTTTATTCTGATTTGCTCTACTACTACGGGGTGGACTTGCGGGACATGGTTTCTGCGGAGCCCACCCTGTCTCCTCGTCGGGTTCTTGCTCTGGTGGAGAATCTGCCGATGGAGAGCACGACTTCTTGTATTTTACGCGGGGTTAAAGATGGTGTTGGTTGGTCTAATGACACTTATCTTCTCGCGGCTATTCACGATTCTGTGATGGAGAATACGTTTACGAACGTGCAGGTGAGGACTAAGAAGCGCCTTACCCCTCCGGAGCGTTTACCTGTGCCAGGTGTTGAAAGAGAGAAGAAAAAGAAGAATAGTTTTGTGGCTGCGGCCCAGAAGTTCTTCGCTAAGCACCAAGGAGGTTAGATGGCTGGCATTAATGTCGGTACTGTTACCGTCAAGGTTAGGCCAGATACTACCGGGTTTAGGCAGAGGGTAGAGGCTGCTGCTTCTACGCTTCGTGATGTTAAGGTTAAGGTTTCTCCTGAGTTCGAGGATTTCGACAAGGAGGTTGCTCGTAAGAGCAGGGATAAAAACGCTAAGGTCAAGTTCGAGGCCGATTTCGACCCTGAATCTTTGCCTGCTAAGTCTAAGGCGGCTGCTTCTGCCGCTTCTAAGTTCAAGGTTCGTTTTAAGACCGCGTTGGACTCCTCGGGAGCTATTAGGGACGCTCTGCTTACCACCAAGGGTATTCAGCACATGCTGTCTCAGGACCCGTGGAAGTTTAAGGCTAAGTCCCTTAGTCTTCGGGAGTTGATTGATACTGCCGGGGTTTCTGACGCTATTAAGGCCGCTAATTCTCAGTTGAAGATTATGGGTAAGACTCTTTCCCGTCTTCGTTCTATGAAGAATGTTCTGCGGCCTTCTACTAGGGCCCTGGGTAGCTTTAAGGCTATCAGCAAGGGTATTCGTGATATGACGGGCTCTGCACTCCGGTCTATCAAGGTTTTGCCTTCGCTCACGTACTCGTTACGTGGCTTCGTGTCGCTGGCTAACGTTGCCGGTATGGCTTTTGGTGCCCTTGCTGGCGGCGCTTTGGCTACTAAGGCGGCTATTGTCGGCGTTGGCACCGTCCTAGGCTACGCTGTGGATGGTCTTAAGCAGTTGTCGGGTGCTGCCCTGCTTATCCCGTCGCTGCTTGGTGGTATCACCATTGCTGGTTTGACTGGCTATGCTGCTTTCCGAGGCATGGGCGATGCTTTGAAGGCTGCTGTGGACCCTTCTGCCGACCTTGAGGAGAATATCGAGGGGCTTGCTCCTAGTGCTCAGGAGTTTGCTCGCTCTGTGCGTAGGGTTACTCCTGCATGGCTGGATATGCAGAAGAATATCCAGGATGTTACGTTCAAGGGCTGGAATGAGGCTTTGGAGAAGGCTTCGGCCCAACAGCTTCCTACGCTCCAGTCTGGTACTGAGAAGATTGCTAAGTCCTTCAATAAGATTGGGCTTAGCATTGGTAAGTTTGCTGGCTCTGAGCGTACTACGAAGGCGTTAGAGCGTGGCTTTACGGCTACCTCTAAGGTCATGGATAACGTAGCTAAGTCCACTGAGAATATCCTGAATGGTTTGCAGGATATGGGTACCGTGGGCCTGGAGTCGTTGTCTAAGTTCTCTGATAAGATGCCTGAGTTAGCTCAGAAGTTCGCTGATTGGACTGGTGACGAGAAGAATCAGCGGAAGATGTCGAAGTGGATTGACGATTCTATCCAGGGTTTCAAGGACCTTGGTTCTACTATCGGTAATCTGTATTCGACCACTAAGGAGATTGGTCACGCTTTCGGAATCAATTTCGAGGGCAATGCTATTGGTAAGTTTAAGGAGCTTACTGATAAGACCCGTGAGTGGGTTGGCTCTGCCGATGATGCTAACTCGAGGATTTCTAAGTTCCAGAAGAAGGTTGAGGAGCTTTCCCAGCCGTGGCAGGATTTTGCCACCAACGCATGGGATAAGCTTGTTCCTGCTTTCCAGGAGCTTACTCCGTTCCTGACTGAGGCTTCTACTCAGTTTGCGGATAATATGTCCGGCCTGGTTGATTGGGTTGCTCCTAAGCTGGAGTCCTTGTTCAGCTTCATTTCCGATAACAAGGATTGGCTTGCTCCTCTGGTTTCGGGACTGTTGACGTTCCGCGCCGCCCTAGGCGTGTTTAGTCTTGCTCGTAGGCTTGCTGCACCGTTCCTTGGCTTGTTTACTGGTGCTGCTGGCACTATTGGTAAGGCTATGAAGGGCTTTAAGAAGGCCCGTGAGTACATGGCCCCTGATGCTCGTCTTGAACGCAAGAACGAGAAGGCTGCTAAGAAGCAGGCTAAGCAGGAGGCTAAGGCCCAGCTGTACGGTGCCCGACAGGCTGAGAAGGCTGACAAGCAGGCTACTAAGACTGCTAAGAAGGAGGCTAACAAGCAGTCTGTTGCTGCCGAGAAGGCGGCTAACGAGCAACAGCGAGTCTACTGGGATTCTATCGAGGCTCGTGGCGATAAGCGTGTTAAGGACGCTAAGGAAGCCCGCAAGGTTGAGAAGCAGAAGGCTAGGGACGCTAAGAGGGCTGCTAAGAAGCAGACCAAGGCGGCTCGTAAATCTTCTCGTAATATCAACTCCCTAGCTAAGGGTCTTGGTAAGCGACAGCCTAGGGCTGCTGGCGGTAAGATTGGTAAGGCTACTAAGGCGCTTGGTAAGTTTAAGTCTGTTGCCGGTAAGGCCGGTAGCGCTGCTGGTAAGGTTGGCCGTGGTCTTGGTTCTACGGCTAAGGTCGCAGGTAAGCTTGGTAAGGGCCTTGGCACCGTTGCTAAGATTGGCGGTAAGTTAGGCGCTCGCGCTATCCCGTTTGTGGGCGAGGCGTTGATGATTGCCGATGCTGGTATGCTTATCTACAATAACTGGGATAAGATTACTGGCGCTGCTTCTAAGGCTGGTGACTGGTTCCAGAAGAAGTTCCCGAAGACTGCTGCGGCTGTTTCTAAGGCCTGGGATGGCATGAAGGATGCCGGTTCTAAGGCTTGGGATAGTGTTAGTTCTTGGTGGGATGGCCTTGGCCCAACCTGGTCTGATAAGTGGGAGTCTATCAAGTCCGGTGTTTCTGGTAAGTGGGATGATATTAAGTCCGCTGCCTCCTCTGGCTGGGATAATGTTAAGTCCAAGGTTGGAAATGTCTGGAACGGTGTGAAGGAATCCTGGTCCGATAAGTGGCAGGGGATTAAGGATTCTGTTTCTGAAAAGTGGAATGGCATTAAGTCTGGGGCTACCGAAGGCTGGGAGGCTACTAAGACCTTCTTGTCTGATTTGTGGACTGGCCTTGGCGAGGCTTGGTCTACAGCCTGGGAGGCTGTTGGTACTTTCTTATCCGATACGTGGAATGCTATTAAGGAAGGTGCTATTTCTACATGGACCGGGTTCACTGAGCTCTTAGGTACCGTGTGGGATGGTATTACTGATCTTTGGTCTACAGCGTGGACTAATATCGGTACTTGGCTTTCGGAGACCTGGGTTGCTATCCAGACGGCGGCTACTACAGCGTGGACTGGTGTTACCACATTCCTTGGCACTGTCTGGGATGGTATTGTAGAGGTTTGGACTACTACCTGGACTACTATTTCTACGTGGTTGTCTGAGACGTGGACTGGTATTCAGACTGCCGCCACTACAGCATGGACTGGCGTAACTACGTTCCTGGGTACGGTGTGGGATGGCGTTACGGCTACCTGGTCTAGCGTGTGGTCTAGCGTGTCCGGTACTTTGTCCGGTATCTGGTCTGGTATTAGCTCTACTGCTTCTTCTATCTTTAGCAGTATTGGTTCCACTATCTCCAGTGTTTGGTCTAGTGTCTCGAGTACCACTGCTTCGATTTGGTCTAGCATTAGCTCTACTGTGTCTAGCACGGTTAGCTCGATGTTCAGCGTTATTTCTTCGACGTTTAGTAGCATTGTGTCTACTGTTTCGTCGGCAATGTCTCAGTTCTTGTCTACGATTTCGAGCAATATCTCGAGTGCCCTCAGTGTTATTAGCTCGTTGCCGGGGCAGGCTCGAGCTGCTTTGGGTAATGTTGGCAGTATCCTAGTCTCCTCCGGTAAGGCTCTTATCCAGGGCTTTATCGATGGTATCCGAAGCATGGTTGGTGAAGTCCGGAACGCTGTTTCTAGTGTTCTTGGTGCTATTGGTGGATTTTTCCCTCACTCTCCTGCGAAGGAAGGTCCTTTCTCTGGTAAGGGCTATACTACTTGGTCTGGTCGTGCCCTTGCTGGCGACTTTGCTAAGGGTATTTTGTCTAAGAAGGGTGATGTTGTTGCTGCAACTAGCTCTTTGATGAAGGATGCTCAGAAGCAGTTGAATAAGCCTGTTGAGGCTATGGATAAGCACCAGCGTAAGAAGATTCTGGACCCTGTTCTAGAGTCTAACGCTGAGGCTATTGCTAAGCGTCGTGAGGCCGACCGTAAGGCCGAGGAGCGTCACCAGGAGCAGCTTAAGCGTATTGCTGAGTCTAAGTCTAAGGACAAGGCAAAGCGTATCGCTGAGGCTGATAAGAAGCTCGCTGAGGACCTTGAGAAGAACCGTAAGGACCTTGAGGAGTCCTTAGAGGCCCCTGACTACTCTGACATTGATTTGTCGTTCAACGAGTATTGGGTTGAGGGCACTAAGGAGATGCTGAAGGAGGCCCTTGGGCAGGCCGTTTCTCGTGCAAAGATTGCCGAGAAGATGCGCGGTGCTGCTCTTGAGGGTGTGAAGGCTGGCCGTAAGGTTCTGGGTAATCACCCGATGTTTGCCCAGATTGAGGCTAATGTCGATTCGAAGCACTTTAAGCACACTGTAAAGCGTGTGTTTGAAGAGTCTGGCCTGAACGAGGTTCCGGTGAATCTGGTTATCAGTAACATTGACCAGCTTAAGAGTGACCTTAACATGGGGGATGGTGTTGTCTCCAGGGCCATTGACCAGGCTATGGCGTTTAACGCTAACAACACTGACTCTAAGCAGTATCGGGATAGTCAGGAGTCTAAGACCGAGGTGCATTATCACGTTGAGGATATGCAGGAGGCTATTCGCCTGGAGCAGCTGCGAGAGCGCAAGAAGATGATGAAGGTTCGATAGGTAAGGAGCTATTGGTGGATACGGTTATGGAAGTTCACGGGGTTAATGGTGATTACGTCACCATCTCCGGCCCTAACGTTGGTAGTGACGGGATTTGGTTGGATTCAGGTTTGGAAGGGTTTTTAGACCCTACCTCTGAGGCTATTACTAAGTCCCCTGGCGGTAGGCCGGGCACCCGGTTCGTCTCTAGCCGTATCACAGAGCGTACGATTGTATTCCGGGTGACTATTGCAAACGATAATCACCAGTGGGAGTCTAGGGACACTCGCTGGCGTAAGCTGTGGTCTTACTCGGAGTACTCTCGTATTCGTGTATATTCCAAAGGCTCTTACCGAGAGCTTCATTGTCGCTTAGATTCTATCGAGGTGGACACCACCTACGACCCGCATTTTAATGACGCTACTACGGCTGTTATGACCGTGGTTGCGGATGACCCGTTCTGGTACGGTGAGGAGCTTGTTACCGAGCTCAGCGGGGGCTCTAACACTATCCGTAACGCTAATCCAACCAGCAACCTAGTGTTCCCTAAGCTGGTTCTCGAGGCCCCTGGTACGTGGACTGTGCGTATCGGCAATGGGCGTAGTATTACTTTCCCTACGCTGGGCTCCGGTGAGGATACCGTGGTTAACTACGACCCTGGTTCTAGGCAGTTGGTTTCTGCTAATAAGTCCGGTGTATGGGCTCGCATGAACGGTGTTCGGTTAGATGATTCTATCCCTCCGTACACTGATGCTCTCAAGGTTCAGGTTTCTGGCCCTAGCGGTAGAAGCGCCCAGCTTCGTTTGGCTCGTCCGTTTAACCGTCCGTGGGGTGATATTTAATGAGTAAACTAGACGATGTTTACACCAAGGTTCAGGATTCTATTAGAGCCCTCGAGGAGAGTAATCTTAGGGAGGAGGCGTTGATTCGCCTCTGGGATGGTGACTGGAAACTGTTATCAGTTATCCAGGGTGATTACGAGCATAGTTTCTCGTTCGAGAAGAACGATGCGGGTAATGCTACTGTTCAGCTCCCTGTGGACCACCAGGTAGCACAATTGGTTATGGACCCTGATAAGTGGCCTACCAAGAGCCTGTATCTCACGTTCGACCTTAACGGTATTCGATGGTCCGGCAGGGTTGAGAATACTCGTGTGGATATTTCCTATCAGGGCGATAGGATTGTTGAGATTAACGCTGTGCATGATTATCAGAAGCTGAAAGAGCTTCTGGTATGGCCTAATCCGTTCCTACCGGCAGAGGTTCAGTTCCCTAAGGCATGGTTCTTGTTTGGTCCTGCGCGTTGGGCTGTGTTTGTGACCTTGTTCGTGAACATGCACCGCAAGGGAACTAGCGCCTGGATGCTCCCAGACGACCCTGGTGATGTTCGCCAGTGGGTAGACCTTGATATGTCTAACTGGTCGATGGCGGTTAAGCCAGTCAGGTTCGGGGATGATACTTCTCCTACCTCTGTGGTGTCCTCCAGGTTTAAGAATGCTCACGAGACTATTCACGATATTTGCGAGGACGCTAACCTAGTTGTGACCTGTCGTAGGTATCTGGAAGGGGACCCGGCCCCTATTCCTGGTAAGAATCTTCGCCACGGCTGTCTCGTGTTCGAGGTAGAGGACAAGGGTGGATACACTAAGCCTACGGCGTTTGGTGGCTCTCGTTGGCTCGGTCTTAAGCGAGGTATTAAGCGCATTACCCAGGACGGTATGAGCGAGGGTATCGACTATGTTTCCAGAGCACAACAGCCTAGCGACTATTACAGGGGAGATTTCTGGGGTACTAACCCTGAGGCTCCTTGGGTAGTACTAGAGGATGGTGACTACACCGGAGTTAATTCTAGTGAGTTTGAATATACTCCTCCTGGGCCTGCACAGTTTGTGACGGGTGGACAGTCTGCCCTTGGCGTGAATGAGGCTATTAAGGCCTCTATCATCGGTTTTGGTGGATTGCTGGGTTCTATTTTTAACCAGTCTCAGCTTGGCAGTGTTGCTGATGCTTTGCTGGAGCCGTTGTATTCGGATGTGTTCTTCGCGTTTAAGGCTGAGAAGGACCGTAAGAGGATTGCTGAGCAGGGCTGGGATTACCCTTACGAGTATTGGGCTGATGGTTCAGACCGTGCTTATTCTCTTGCTGGTCTTGTGACCATGCGTAGGGCTCGCCTGAATACTATTGAGAAGTTCTCTGTCAAGGTTGAGATGGAGAATGGTGCCCCTTATTGGGTTGGACCGCCGGGACACGGGGATTTCTTCATAGGCGACCGTGTAGCTGTTCATTGTCCTGGAATGAGCGAGGACAAGCTCATGGTTGAGAATGTTGAGAAGTTAGAGTACACCCGTTCTGATAATAAGAAAGAGTGGGATATTGAGATTGGTAAGTCTAAGTTTACTACTGGCCTAGAGTACCTGTCTCAGAGGTTCCAGAACACAACCGAAGGGTTGAAAGAGATTGGAGTTTGGTAATGAAGCAGAAGGAAAGGTTTCTGTGGGCTTTTCAGGGCCTAGAGGTTAACGGACAGCCTGTGGCTTTCCCTCGCCCTGTGTTAGAGCAGTGGTCTGAGCACCTGAGCAAGTGTGGCTTTGTTCACATCGATGAGGTTGCTAACTGTCCTGGTGGTGAGAATCCGTTGAAGTATCTTCCTTCTCAGGAGATTCATTACCAGCCTCCGGTTCTTGGGCAGGCTAACTCGTTTAATATGGCAGGCGAGTGGGTTCCTATCGACCAGCCTATTCGTTCTCGTGAGGATTCTGGTTTGTCTGGCGATGAGAAGCAGGCTCTTATTGCCCAGTTTAGGGAGGAGGGTTTAATTGACTAGCCCGTTTATTTCTCGCCCAGAGGCGACAAACGATAGGTACAACGATGTCCACTCTAAGGGCAGTACCTACGGCCAGGATTTGAAGAGCGAGGGCCAGGTTAGGGCTCTGCTCACTCCGCATGTTGAGTCTCCGTTTCAGCGTGCGTTCCGGAGGTTTGGTGAGTTTACCACGAGTATGATTAGCGGTATCGCTGATGCTATTCGTGGCAATGGTGGCGCTAAGTTTGGTGCTATCTCTGGTGCTGTTGATGAACGCCTTGGTCCTATTAATAGTTCGATTCTTGAGTCTGGTAAGCACCATAAGGAGCTTGCGGATAAGGTCGAAGTTATCATTACGGACCAGCGGGGTATTGTTAAGAAGTCTGCTGAGCTCGAGGCTAAGATTAAGGATGCTGATAAGAAGACTGATTCTGCGATAGATAAGGCAGACAAGCTTATCAGTGCCCAGGATAAGTTTAGTGCGGAGATTCAGCCGCAGATTAACAAGGCCCTTAGCGATTCTGATAAGGCCTTGAGAAAGGCTTTGGACCTTAACACCGAGAAGGATAAGCTTCAGGACCAGTTCGATATAGAGCAGGTTCGTATTAACAAGCTTACCCAGGACCAGCTGTGGGCTCACCAGGATATGATTGAGCTAGTAGATATTCGTTCTCCCAAGGTGTTTGGTTGGGATTTGAAGGATACTCAGCCGAAGCAGTCTTGTCCTTATGTTAGCGGCAGTAACAGCGCAGAGCATGTTGCTACCTCGTTCTTCGAGGTTTGGAAGTTCGATTATGTTATCTTCATCGCCGCCCGAGGTTCTTGGGAGGGCGTGCTCGAGATTGGTGTTAACTGGAGCAACGGTGCTTACGATAACTGGCTAAACATGGTGCCGGAGAATGGCTACAGGGTTTACCGTTTCGAGGGCGGTGCTCCTTTGCTGAAGATGCGCCACCTTACTATTCGTGTAACGATTAACTCGCTTGCTCGTACCCTGATTACTGCTCTAGAAAATACAGAACCAGGTGCCGGTGGCAATGTCCATAAGGATACTGGTAGAAAGTATCGTTGGTACAATGCTAAGGACCCGGATAAGTTGGGCAGAGACCTTGACCAGAGGTGGTTACGGTTTAAGAACGTTGTGACTTGTAATAAGTCTGTGTGGGTTCGTGACGAGAATGATAACCCGGTCAAGATTCCTGCGGGTGAGAAGATTTATTCTCAGAAGCTTTTCCCAGAGGACCAGCTGTATCCTGGAGATGGTTACGTGTTCAAGGAAATGACCGAGCAGATTGGTGATTGGCGTATCACTGGCGGTAGGCCACCTGCTGGTAGTAGCTACAACAACTATATCCCTTAGTTGTTCAGTCTCTCTTTAAGGTCCTCGGGGATTATGAACTCTGATTCTATTATCCCTGGGTTGTGTCGGGAGCCTCGGTTCAACTGCCGAGCCCTGACACGTATCCCTGCTTTGACCATGAGTAGTCTTCGTCCCTCGGTGTCTAATGAATCCCACTGTTCTTTGTATGTTTGTCCTGTGGATACCCAGTGTTCGGTTGTTTCCGATGGGGTTTCTTCCAGGGTTTTTATCCTTTCAGAGATTGTGGATAGTTGCTCGAACAATAGTTTTCGGGCTTTCTCATTAGGTGCCTGTGGAATATAGGCTACTAGCTCTTCGTAAGCGTCGTTGGCTTCTTTTAGTTCCTGCGAGGAGTCACGACCTGGGGTATAAACTTTTTCTTGTATCTCGTGCTCTCCTAGCTCTTGTTGGAACAAGTCGTAGACTAGGTTTTGTACGTTAGGCCCGTTAAGGAAGAACTGGTTGCACTGGTTTTTGCACAGGTAAGCGTGGTGCTCTTTACCGTTAGAGTATTTTTGCCTCTTCACGTGTAGGTTAGCTCCGCACTCCCAGCACTCGAGTACCCCGAGCAGGGGACTAGTCTTGTTTCCTGAGACTTTGTAGTGGCGCTGGTTGATTATCTCTTGTGCCTTGTAGAAGGTGTCAGCGTCCACGGTGGGCTCAGCCATGAGCACAGGTTTGCCCTCGGGGTCTAGGACTGGTTTGTCCTTGTGCATTGTCCACCCTAGGTAAGCTCGGTTCTGGGCGATTTGCTTAATAATCTGCCCTCTCCATTTCCCTTTCCCTTTGCCGAAGCGTTTTTGCATCACCGTGGGGATTCCTTCTTCGTTGAAGGATTTAGCTATCGACCAATAGGATTTACCTTCTAGGATTTCCTTGAAGATTCTTTGAACATAGACTTGCTCTTCGGGGTCTGGTACTAGCCGCCATTCTGAGCCTTGTTTCTCTGGCTTGTACCCGTAGGCTGGTCTGCCTCCTCCGTAGCGTCCTGTCTGCCGCATTTTCTCTTTAGACGCTGACACTCGTTCTTTAATAGCCTCGAGTTCGCCTTCAGCGACACCGGCGATAACACTAGCCACCATTCGCCCTACCCAGGTGCTTAGGTCGATGTTGTCTGAGATGCAGACTAGGGTTTTGTCGTTTTCTATTGTCCAAGCGAAGAGCTTGTGTAGGTTGATACTGTTACGGGCGAGCCTGTCTAGCTTCCAGGCTACGATAATATCCCACTCGTAGCAGCCGGGCTCTTTGAGATACGGTCCTAGTCCCGGTGCGTCGAAAGGGGATAGGGAGCCTGATACGTCTAGGTCTTCTGCCCATGCTACGATTTCGTGCCCATTGTCTTTTGCCCAGTTTTCGATGAGCTCTCGTTGTCGTTCGATACTGGTGGATTCTTGCTTGTCACGGCTGATTCTGGTTCGTGCTAAAACTCGCATACTTATAAACTACCATAAGTAATAATCGAGTGGGACAAGATGACAGAGTATCAATTGTAAATTTCTTATATCTCAAGGTAAATAAAAAGAGCCCCACCCTTACGGGTGAGACTCTACTAAGCTGTGGTAAAAACGAAAGTACCTACCCCCTAGCAGCAAGGAGACTACAGTGACTTCTCGTGAGATTACCGCCCAGCTTATCAAGGTATCCCGCACCAAGAATACGGACTCTGGCAACCCTGGATACCGCCTTGAGACTGACAAAGGCGAGTTCCGTGTCGATGGTGACTCCCAGTGCTCGTACTCTGTTAATCCAGAGCATGAAGGTCAGGCTGTAAACCTGACCCTCTCTGGCAAGCGAGTTATTGCTTACGAGCTGTCTCAGTAACCATCTTCTGAAGCCGAGCCACTTCTCGGGTAAACCCCGCACAGGCATTCGCCGCCCCACGGTGGTACTCAGCCCTAGCATAATTTTGCCAGGACGAGCCTGCGTCGAGTTTGTTGTAGAGATCCGACTCTTGCTTATACTCGTCCTGAGCCATTTCGGCTAGGAGCATAAAGGCTGTCTTGTAGTCCATTAGTCCTCCTTCAAGGTATCCAGGTAATCCTGGTAATCATCGTCCTCAGGCTTCACGTAGCCCGAGCCCCACGAGGGGCCGTATACGTCTGCATCGGTTCCTACGTGGACACCCTTGAACCACATAGCCATATGGTCTGCAATAACCTGTGCTGCCTCCTCAGCCTTATCAGAGGGAACCACAGCAACAACCTCGTCATGGATAGGGAGGCGAAGATACTTCGTCAACCCAGCCTTATCTAGCGATAGGAGAGCGTTACAGGTAACGTCCCGAGACGTAGACTGAATCATGTAGTTCAATGCGGCGTAAGGACGCTCAGGGTCTACCCACAACCTACGACCCGTAGGAGTGTAGATAAACCCGTCACGCTTAGCCTTGTACTGAAGCTGGTCTGATAAAGCTTTAACTCCAGGGAACGTAGTCTCGAAGCCCTTGATTACCTCACGAGCCTTCGGGATAGTGATACCACAGGTTTCTGCGATATTACCGGCTCCTGAGCCGTAGACGTAGGCGAAGTTCACGGTCTTACCAACCTTGCGCTCAACACCAGAAGCATCCGCTGTCATCTGGTGAAGGTCCGCATCGTTAGCGAAAGCGTCCCTCATGTTCTTATCACCAGACAACGCAGCGAGCACACGAAGCTCCTGTGCTTGGTAGTCGCACGAGATAACCGTGTAATCCTCCTCTGCGATGAAGCAGCGGCGGATACGCCAGTCAGACGAAGGAAGAGTCTGTGCAGGAATACCAGTCACACTCATACGAGCAGTACGAGCCAGCAACGGGTTGATACTAGCGTGACAACGGTTGTCACTGTCAGCCTGGTCTAGGAACTTATCAACCCAGGATGTTCGCCACTTCTTAGCCTTCTTAGCCTCAATCACAGCATGAGCAAGGAGGTTTCCTTGAGAAGCAAGCTTTTCTAGCAAGGTCTTATCGACCTTGTAGTATTTAACCTTCTCAAAGTCCTTAAAGTCCTTACCCTTCTCCTCTGCCAACTTCTCACCCTTGGGAGTAAGCTGTGTCAGCTTCACACCAGTGTCAAGAAGGGCCTGAGCAACATCTGCGTTAGCGTTAACCGATTCTACACCGTAGTCAACCAACGCCACTGCTTCCCAGAGCTCCTGCTCCTTCTTAAACTCCTCAGAGAGCTTATTAGCATAGTCAACATCGAGAAGGAAGCCGTTGTACTCCATCTCGCAACAGATACGAGCAATCTCGTGCTCGTACCGGATAAGGTGCTGAGACTTCTCAGGAACCATTGGTTCCAGGATATTCTTTAGCCCGTAGGTGAGAACGACATCCATACCGGCGTAGGTGAGGTAGGTATCGTTCCATACGTCGATGGTGGCAAAGAGTTCAGCCTTTTTACAGCCAATCTCCTTAGCCATCTCTGTCATAGAGCCCTTAATGTCCTCAGCGGTATCCTTGTCGATGAACTCGTAAGTGAGTTCCTGGAGAGAGTGGCCGAAGCCACCCTCTTTCTTAGAACGAGAGTCTACAAGGTGTGCAAGGATTTTCGTATCTGTGACTTTATCCCAGTCCACCTTGTAGTTAAAGCAACGGCGTAGTACTAGAATATCGTAGGCCGCATTCTGGAAATACAGCTCTCGGTTAGCCAGAACCTTAGCAACAACCCCGGCTGGGCTCTTGATAAAAAGAGCTTCCAACGGGATAACCCAGGCATCGGTACCGTGACCAACCTGGAGGGTACGGCACTTGAACTCATCGGAGAAAATATCCAGTCCAGTAGTCTCGGTATCAACCGCTAACGGCTCACCCTTGTTAACTTCCAGCCAATCATAGAACACCACACAATCTTCAGGAGTTTGAGGGACCCTGATAGTTGCAGTGTGTTCAGCGAATGCAACCTCGTATTCTTTCATTACTATCTTCCTTTGCTAAAAATTTCACTCCCGTTCTACGCACGTATCAAACGGGTGGTTTACAGTCGAACCGGAACTAGTGCGAATAGGCCGGTACTCGGTCTCCCAACGTCTGCATTGGTCACCGTCACGACAACCAACGAGTGTCCACACAACAGCCAGTACGAGCGCTACAGCGTACAACTTACGCATTCCTCGACCCCGGTGCCACTAAGTGCTTGCTGTCGAATACGGGCGTAGTACAAGGTCTTAATACCCTTACGCCAAGCGTAAATCTGAGCCTTGTTAACGTCACGAGTAGTAGCCGTATCCTTAAAGAACAAGGTACAGCTAAGGCCCTGGTCCGTATGCTTAGTAGCAACAGCATAGGTGTCGATTAGAGCCTCGTAGCCGGTCTCGTAAGCGTCCTTGAAGTAAGGCAGAGTCTCATCGTTCAGCCCTGGGGCAGGGTAGTAGACGCGGCCCATCTTTCCCTCCTTGCGGATTTCCACAGCCGCAGTCACAGGGTGGATACTAGGAGTAGCACCATTGACGTACGAGATATTGCCCGTAGGAGGTACTGCTAGGAGGTAAGAGTGGTACAGTCCGTTGTTCTGAATATCACGGTTAAGCCTAGCCCAATCGTCACGGTCTGGAATATGAGCACCCTTGAATAAGGAGGCAACCTTCTCAGACTTAGGGAGATGAGGTACAGACTCGTATTCTGCCAGAGCAGAGCCGTCCGCGTATCCGGACTCCTCAAAGCCCTCGAAAGAGCCAGAGTACCTAGCGTACTCCATGCTCATCTGGAGAGCGTAGTGCCGGACTAGAGCGAAGTACACGTCCACAAACTCCAGAGCCTCCTCAGAACCATACTCGATACCCTGGCTTGCAAGGTAACCGTGCAAGTTCATCTGGCCTAGGCCTACGCTTCGCATAGTGTCGTTAGCCTTAGCGATGCTCGGCACAGCCTGAATATAAGTATTCTGAACCACGCCAGTAAGCATACTGATAGCCATAGAAACCGCAGAGCCAATCTTCTCCGGCTCCTTCATAACGTTAGCGATATTCAACGAACCTAGGTTGCAGGAAATATCCTTACCCACAAACTCATAGGAGCCGTCCTCGTTGAACAACGAAGGAGTATTCACCTGAAGAATCTCAGAGCAGAGGTTAGACATATTAACCCGACCATTAATCGGGTTAGCGTCGTTAACCGTGTCCTCGAACATGATGTAAGGGTAACCAGACTCGAACTGTAGCTCTGCCACGGTCTGGAAGAACTTACGAGCGTTAATCTTCTTCTTACGAATGTTAGGGTTGTTAACCCAGGCATCGTAATTCTCGGTAACACTCAGGTCAGAGAAAGGCTTACCCTCCTCCTTCTCTACATCGTAGGGGGAGAACAGGTACATATCCCGATTCTCTCGAGCGAGCTCGAAAGTAATATCAGGAACAACAACGCCTAGCGAGAGGGTCTTAATGCGAATCTTCTCATCCGCATTCTCACGCTTGGTGTCTAGGAACTCCATAATATCAGGGTGGTGAGCGTTAAGGTACACAGCACCAGCGCCTTGACGGGCTCCCAGCTGGTTAGCGTAGGAGAAGGAGTCCTCTAGAATCTTCATTACCGGGACAACGCCACTAGCTGCTCCCTGAACATTCTTGATAGGGGCGTTAGACTCACGAAGGTTAGAGAGCAGGAGTGCTACACCGCCTCCGCGCTTAGACAATTGCAGCGAGGAGTTAATAGCACGCCCGATGGACTCCATATTGTCCTCGATACGGAGCAGGAAGCAAGAGACAAGCTCTCCAGCGTCACCACGGCCAGCGTTAAGGAACGTTGGGGTTGCTGGTTGGAACTTACCAGTCATCATTAGGTCGATGAAGTTCTTAGCCTCCATCTTATTAGCCGCTAGGTGGATAGCAACCATTGTTACACGGTCCTCGAATCGCTCGAGGTAGACAGGGTTGTCTGGAGTAGAATCGTAGGTCTTCAGAGCATACGAAGTGTAGAACTTGTAGGCTCCTACAAAAGACTCGAATCGGTACTTGAACGAGTACGCGAATTGGAATAGGTCTTTAGTGTCCTCGTAGGGGAATCGGTAAGCGTCCTCGGCATCCCAGTAGCCTTCTTCTACCATAAAGCCAATCTTCTCTTCCAGCGTGTGGAAGAAGCGGGTGTGTTCGTTAACACCGCCTGGGCCAACAAAATACTCTCGAACAGCTTCCTTGTCCTTGTGGACTTGCATTCGACCATCCTCGTCGAACAGGTTTAGCTGAGCGTTAAGGTCAAGATATTTCTTCAATTAAAGTCCTTTCGATAAAAGGTAGACAGCGATAAGTTCTAATACAAAACCTATTGCGATTATGATTTCAACTATTCCCACTACCTACCTCCTTGCAGAAACTTAGTGATTGCCTCTTCATCCTCTACAGAGGGAACAAGGTCTACCTTTGCAATAAGGGGAACGCCCCAACGCTCTGCTATTCGCACAGCGCCGAGGCAAAAATCGGAGCCGAAGTTAGTATTGCCAACCCCGATAACACCAGTCAGGCAATCCCCGGTTTCGCCAAGGAACTTCTTCACAGCGACTGGTACATAGTTTCCGGTGCGAGGAGCACCGTAGGAAGGAACCACGAGTACGTAGTCTCCTCCTTGGTATTGCTCTAGCGGAATACCGTTAAAGCGCTCTGCTACACGTTTTGTTACTCCTGTTGAGCTCCAGTAGACCACCTGGGGCCTAGTCGAAGTCATCGAAGATAGCGCCGCCTAGCTTCTTGAGCTCACCCAAAAGCATCTGGGATACCTGGCGAATCTCAGCGTCCGCTGCCGGGTCTAGACGCTTCTTCAGCATGTCACGCCATGCTCGAGCATTGCCGGTAACCACGATACGGGTCTCTACGTTGTTAGGGAGTACAGCTCGTGCAGCTTCACGGGCCTGCTTACGCTTGTATCCAGCCTCGGTTAGGTTCTCTACAAGCTTGCGGTAGCGCTTGAATGCCTTATCAGCGTTCTTAACAACGGTGTCGTACGCCTCTGTACCAGCGCCGCCTTGCTCCAGGATAGCCGGAGGCATGACGATGTTAGCGTTCTCCTCGTTCACAAAGCGCTGAGATAGCTGCGAGTAGGAGAGGTGACGGTGGCGAATCAGCTCGTGAGTGAAAGCACGAGTAACGCCGGTGATGTAGAACGTGAACTGAGTGTGCTCCAGCACTGACTCGTGGCCCATCTCAATGATGTGGTGGATATAGTCATCCACCTTCTCGGTTGCCGGGTTAGGACGATGGAAGGATTGGTAGCAGGAGCGGCCTGCGAACTCTACCAGGTCCTCTACTGATTCAGTGTGGAGCGGGGTTTCCAATCCCAACTTCTTCATAGTATCCCAATCTACATCCGATACACCGAGAGTGTAAACCTCTGGTTGAACAACATTAGCCATTCTTTAGTGCCTCCATATTAGCTTCGTAACATACTCGCTGCCATCCAGCCCCGAAGACTGCTTCTTTCTTAGCAGTCTCGGCTGAGCGCAAAACCGACTCAGGGGTAGCAGAGAGCATGATGTAAAAGTACGCCTTCTCTTTATCCCAGAGCAGTCCTTGTTTTACCAGACTGATTTTATCCATGTACCTACCCGGAGTGAATTTCCAGATAAGCCCCTCCGGAGGAGGAGGGAGTTTATAATCTCTCATTACTTAGCCTCCACTAGGCGGTGTAGGAGTTCTACATCCTTATCCATGTGAATATCGACACTGCCGTTAGGACTGATTGCTGTCCAGACGTAGCTGACACCGCCACGGCGGCGAACAATTACATCCTCACCATCAACCTTTGCGGTAAAGAGCTCACCAACTTCAATATCATATACATTCTCTGGAAGTCGGGTGTCTACCATGATAGCCTTACGGCCAGTGAACTTGTGCTTAGCCCTGCGGTTAATATAACGAGCATCATTACACGAAGGGCGACCATCCTCGTCTACAGAGATACCGAAGAAGTCCATGCTGTCATCCTCGCTGTATAGGATGTACTTTTTTCCGTAAACGTCTTCAACCTCTGCGCCAAGGTGAGTATCGTCCTCCCACTCGTAGGGAACTACATTCTCGCCCTTAGTGGCCTCAAAGACCTTATTCTTCACGTCCTCTGGAAGGTCCAGAGTTTCTACTAGCTTCTTGAAATCCTCTACGTTCATAGCCATTGTTTACCAGCTCCAATCTTCGTCTGCGGTTTCTTCAACTTCACCCATGACATACGACGCTCCCGAACCAGAGAAGAAGTCGTGTGCCTCGCCCGTTCCAGGGTCTAGGGCGGATTTAATATAAGCGGGAATCTGCGTATCCTGTGCAGAGAACACAGGCCCCATTCCCAGGTTTGCTAACGCACGGTTAGCGTTGTAACGGAGGTAGGATTTAACATCCTCGGTCCAACCAACACCGTCGTACAACTGTTCTGCTCGTTGTACTTCTACGGAGTAGAGCTTAGCGGTGAGGTCTAGGACATACTGTTTATCCTCCTCGGTTGGGTTCAGCTTCTGGAACCAGTACCCGGCGTAGTAGCCGTGTACTCCCTCGTCTCGCATGATTAGGCGAATAATATCCGCTGTGTTGGTGAGACGGCCTTCGGCTGCGAACCGAAGAGGGGCATAGAATCCAGAGTAGAACAAAAAGGACTCGAGTAGAACACCTGTTGCCAGGGATTTAATTCCAGGATGGATGTATCCGCATTCAATAGTGAGAGCTTGCTCCTGAAGAAGCTCATCCTCCTCTACCCAACGGAACAACTGTTCAATACGCTCTGAAGAGCAGAGGGTAGAGAAGATCGTAGAGTAGGACTTAGCGTGAACGTGCTCCATAAACTGAATATTCGCAAACACTGCCTCGGCATGAGGAGTGGTTGTACTCAGGCTCATGGTTTCAGCGCCCAGCTTTCCCTGCACGGTATCGAGCAGGGTTAGGGTAGCGAATACCTTTTCGATAACCTCTTGTTCCTGCCTAGTCATCTTATTCCAGCCTGGAACATCGTTTGACACTGGCACCTTCTCTGGGAGCCAGAAGTTAGTTGTCAGCCGGTCCCACACCTGTTTGTCGATGGGGTCCGGAACTTTGTTCCAGTTGATTGCTCGTGTCATAAGCTTCTCCTTTCTTCTCTACTTCCTTAATATTCTCTGTCTCTATCCAGTCCAGAGGGACTGCTAGGTCGAATAA